AAGCATCACAGCCCAATGCCCTGATATAACTCCGTCGTCGTCCACCATAGGCTTCTTTCTGCCTTTTGCCGAACGAATCTGCAAAGCAAGCTCGTAGTTGTTCTTGGTGTACTTGACATCCTCGTTATCTCCTCCCTCTACCTTGGCTTCTTTCTTGTCGCCTTTGGTCGGTGTGAGCTGCGTGGAGTTCTCGACAGGAGTAGGAAGCTCAATCCATTTAGCCGCTTCCTCATCCAAGCTCTTTATGAATATTCTCGGTTTTCCCCAGCTTAACATATCTCAAATATTAAGAGTTGATAAATCTTTAATCATTCTCATTGCACTGCCTGTAAAGCAGTTTGTTGTTGATGAAGTGTTCGTCTTTGCCCTCCACCTCGTAGACCCTTTGAGCGTCCAGAGTGAAGCGGAACGTGTCTCCGATTCCCACTTCAAGTAGTTTAAAAGCGATGCCGCAAAGCTCCCTCAATCTTATCGTGTCCTCTTCCGTCTGCGTGCCTCTCGTAACATCCTTGACATAGATATTGACATTTACGAAAGCTTCTTGTATCTGTCCGCTTCCGCTAGATAGCACCGAAACGACGATATCCTCTTTGTCCGAGTTTTCGGGTCGTTTCGTCTTGCTCAACTTGCCAGTAACCGCTTCAGCCAGTTCAGAGCCTTTGATGAACTTATAAATGTCGTCCTTTATGTCGATGTCCGATTTCATCATGCTACCAATTTATTAAACCGTTCCTCGATTCTCTTCTTGGCTGCTTGAAGATACTTGTCGATTATCTGTCTCGCCTTAATCTCCGCACCTGCCAAAACATCGTAATCTCTCGCTTCCACGTATCCGGCGTAGTTCATCCCTGCCACCACTATCAGAGCGTAATTCTCGGCATACAGCTTGGATAGCTCGTCTAACATCTTCTTGCCTTTTTCCGCACCCTCTCCGCCATTCTTAACGATGCCGAACATGGATTCAAGTTGCTTGCGCCCCTCTCTGTAGATGCCGTAGCCGATGGAACTTCTTAAGTTCCCCGTCCTGTCTATCCAGTTGCCCGGATGTTCGTTCCTAGCAGTAGCGACGGCTTCCTCTCCAACTCTCTCCAAAGCCCTCTTGACCTCTTCGTCCACGATAATAAGGCATTGCGTAACAATACCGTTTATCGCATCCTTTGCCGATTTCGTCGCTGCCATATCCTTTGCCTCGATTAAATGAACAGTTTGGATTGATGTTGGTAGGAATAGAATCCCTTTACCGTATACTCGCCAACGAATCCGTAGCGGTCAAGCCTGACCTTTTCGCCAATCTCGAACTCCCTGCATCCCGCGTTCAGATACACGGTGAACGAATACTTGCTGACCGTGCCGTCCTCAAACGTTATCTCATTGGCGTTGCCGGTGGACGGAACAGCATCGCAGCTCAACGGCTCTTCGCACCAAAAAGATTCACCCTGGTGAAAATCGCCATTTTCGTCCTCGTAGCCGTCTTTAGTTACGAGATAGTAGAGAAGATTGCTTTTAAGCTTTAATACCGCCATACGCGAAAAAAACTAAGGAATAAGACAATCTCCCACCTTGACGGTAGGAACGCCAAACACGTTGTCTTTTTCTCCAATCGACAAATAGAGCATATTCGCCCTTTTCAGAATCAAATCCTTGTCGGACAAACTCACCGACTTGTCAGCTTCGGAGAAATTGGGAGCTTCGACTAACGAACGAAGGCAATCAGCCGTAGCACCTATGAACTTCTTTCCGCATATAATATCCGAACTGATTTCGTCGTCCGCGTCAAGACCTCTCCTTAATAGAACGTTATCCACGAAGCCGTCTCCAATCGGATAATGTATCTCGTCTATGATAGCCTGTCTAATCGTCTTCATTCGTTATCGCTTTTAATAATCACAAATACAAATTCACGCTGCTCGCTTACTTGCTCTTGACGGAAATATCAAGAACATATATTTGGTCTACATCCTCGATTATAGGAGCTACGAAAGCCTGACCTGCCGTTACCTCCCTAAGCGGATTGGTGAGCGAATACTTGGATATAAGCTTGTACGTATCTACTTTGCTGTAATCCACATTCTTCACCGGATTAGTCTCTTCGGCAAGACGACCGTAAACCAAAGTACCTACTACCTCGTTGCAGATGAACACAAGTCGGTTGGCGTTCCACGGCTTTTTAGATACTTTCTTGCCGTTCTCTTCCGTGATAACGGAACGGTCGATGACCTTGAAAGTGATGCCGTTGTTGTCGTCCGCGAATGCCTCGTTGAACACAGTAGAAGTAGGTGTCGGAAGCGTCGTGTCGTCCGTGAACAACTGACCCTTGTAGTTAGCAACAAGTTCTTTAGCCGCTCTTGTCTGACGCAACTTGTCGTAAGTAGATTTAGCGATGCAGATTTGGATGATTGCGTTGCCGTCCTCGTCCGCTTTGTTGATTACTGTCTTGATATCCTCAAGCGCAATCTCGTCCTTTGTCGTAGCTCCGACTATGTTCTTAGACAAATAGTTGAAGTTAAGGCGAATCAAAGTCTTAGGATTGTCCTCGTCCTTGATTGCCACGTAGCCGTTAGAAAGAGCGTACAAGAAGTTATACTCGTTTCTTTCGTCCAAACCAACCGAACAGAACAAAGAATCGTCCGTCAGCTTCTTCGTAATGGTGTAAGCGTTGCCGCCTTGAGCTTCCATTACGTTTATGGAATTTATATCCGATTCTTTCAAAATTCTCGATATTCCAATCTTAGGCAGTTTGCCGTTAGAAGATGCGATGCTGTCTCTGCTCTTGATTGGTAGCTCTGAATCCGCTGCCACGATGTCCGCTGCCACGTAGGTAGTGTTTACGCTCGTGCTTTCCCATTTGTTGTCAGGCGAATACTCCATGCGGAGCATAGCACCGTCTCCCTTATGCAAATAAGTAAGATTTTTTCTCTTACCGTTGATAGTCTCTATTAAACGTTGCAGCTTCGGGAAGAACTTCGCAACGTATTGAGAAAATAATGATTCGTTCATGTTATCCCCTCCTTTCTATTATTCGTGAATAAATGACAAGTTAGGCAAAGCCTCTTTCAAAGCTTTGGCAAGCTCTTCCGTTATCGGATAAGGTGAAGCCTCGTCGTTCACCACTCCGTCGAACATAACGCTAACGAACGGGTCTTTAACCGATTTCGTAGCCGCAGCCACTCCGGCGTATACCTCAGTATCGCCCAAAGCCTTATAATTGCCGTCTGACACTCCGAGAGGCTTGAATGTCTCGTCGCTCGTGTCCTTAACTATGATATGACCGGCACGGATGAACTCTTCAGTAAAGTCATCCACATCCAGCACCTTGCCGCCCGGATAACCTGCCGTATACTTGATTATAACGACAGGGTCGTTGCCGAAACCGAACGATTCGATTGCTCCTAAATCCACTACACTCATTTTGAATGATTTTTTTGTGATTAATACATATTGGCTATAGCGTCAATCTCCGCATCCGTCAAAACATCGTCTTTCTTCTGCTTCGTAGCCGTCGCTCCCGGAGGAACGCCAAGCGTGGAAAGTCCTTCGTTCGCGCGCTCCTGATTGTACGCTTTCAAATCATCCTCGACCTCGGTTATGAACTCTTCAAATTCGTCGTCGTCCTTGAACGACATCTTGCGGAAAGACTTCAATGTCCTGTTTCCGTAGCTGCCGGTGTCCTTGAGCAACGCCTCAAGCCTTTTCGCTCTATCGTCGGATGTCTTTCCTTGCTTCATCGCTTGAATGTCGCTCTTCAACGAATTGATTGTTTCAAGAAGTAGTTTCATTTCCTCGCTGCTGCCGTTCGCAGCTTTGTTGCCGTCGGATGTCTTGTTAGTGTTACCCTTGCTCTGATTCCTGCGAACAGGCGTGATGTCCTCTTCTTCGTCGTCCTCGTCGTCCTCGTCGCTTCGGGTCGGGTGATTCTTCTTCCATTCGTCAAGCAAACGATTCGCCTGCGACTGGCTGATAGACAAAATAGGAAGATAAAGCTCTATCGCTTGCGAAATCTCCGCTTCAACATCTTCCTCAGCCGCTTCTTCCTCGGATTTAAGGTTATCGGCAATCTTGGCGGCGATACCCTGTAATTCCTTTTTGTTGAACCCCATCGAAGCGACTTTAGGTTTCAACATCGACAATACCTTTAGTACTCTCTTGTTCATTTTATTAACGTTAATCTATAAAACAAAACAGCCCATGAACGCTAAGCACGTCCACAGGCTGTAGTTCTAAAAGAAACTAACTAAGAGCAATGAAGTCTCCTGTTACCCCTTGTGGCGTGCATCTTCACACGCTTTTCACAAAGGTAGTAAAAAATATGTTTATTAATCAAACACTTTTGTTCAAAATATTTAGCATAAAAGACTAATATAAAGTCCTTTCCGCGTTGCAAATGTCATCCACATCCCGAATCATCCGACTTACGATATCGTCCACGTAGATTTTCGAACTCTCGATAGCCCGAACCAAATCTTTCAGCTTGTCGAATGTTTCCTTGTCGTCCTTGCTCTCGATACGCATCTCAAGATTCTCTCCGGGGTGTATGGCTATTGCAAAGCAAACGAACTCGTTGAAGAACTCGTCAGGGAATATGGATAGTCTCAACCTGCTCGGAACTGGATAATAATAACCCGAAGAATCCCTGTTCCAAAAAAGCTTCTTCTCTTCCGTAGCCTTAATAAGCTTGTCTGCCATCTCGTGCAAAACTCCCATGTCGTTCAATGCGAAATCTCTCATACTGTTTTCTCCTTTCCGTGTGCCGTATCGATTCTACAAATAAAAGCCGACATCTTCGGCTGGTATGTCCTCTCCGTATTCCGTAGCGTATTGTAAGACGCTGACCGCCGGGATGAAGCTGTCTCCGGCTAACGTGAAACTTCCGCTTTTCAACACTTCGATAAGCTTGTCTTTGTCTCCTGCCAGTATAGCGTTTAGTGTCTCCCTGTCCGCTTCGATGTACATACCGGCGCGCATCCAAATGTCTCTTTTCTCTTCCATCGCTTATATAGTTTTTTTGATTCGTCAATAAAGGTCGTTCTCGCCAAGTTCGTTGAACTCAAGAACAATAAGCCCCTCGTTCTTCGTGAATAGCAATTCGTAGAATCCCATCCCGAAAGAATACTGCGGAAGCAGCCGTTCGGCATCTTCTTTTGTAATGGCTCTCGCTTTAGCTCCCCTGAACTCCAAACCTCGCCTGTATTGGCACGGTCTGCCCTCTTCTATCCATAACTTAGCGAACTCTTTCGTATTTTTTATTTCCATGATGATTATTTTTTTAAGTCGTTGATAAATTCTTTCTTGCTCACGTGATTCCTCTTGCCGCCTGTCTCGACGAGCATCCCGAAGAACCAAATCGTAAAGTATGCGCACAGCCCCAAGCCTATCCAAAGGCGAGCGTTCAAATCGTATAGCTTCGTTACGCAAAAAGCGATAAGCAGG